CTCAAGTTAGGTCGTGCAAATGTTCCTCTAATCGTAACCAATCACACATATGATGTGATAGGTGCATATATGCCCACTAAGGAAATGGGTGGTGGTTCTGGACTAAAATATGCAGCCAGTTCTATCATTTATTTGTCGAAGAAAAAAGATAAGGATGGTACTGAGGTGGTTGGAAATATCATCCATTGTAAGAACCAGAAATCCAGACTGACAGTAGAAAATAAAATGATAGATGTTCGATTGGGTTATCAGTCAGGTATCGATAGGTATTATGGACTTCTAGAGTTTGGTGAGAAACATGGAGTGTTTAAAAGGTCTGGTAATCGTTATGAGATCGATGGTAAACAGTTATATGGAAAATCCATTTATGCTGATCCAGAGAAATATTTTACAGAAGAAATTATGAAACAATTAGAAGAAGCTGCGAAAGAGGAGTTTTTATATGGAGAGGTACATAAAGACATACCCGAAGATATTCAGTAAACAAGAATGTTCTGGTATTGTAGAGTATTTCAATATGCAGGAATTGAATAATAATTTAACACATACTAAGTTGGAAGGCCATCGAAATTTTGATGAACTCAACTTGAATGATTTTCCAAAAGAAACACACGATACACAGTTATCAATATATGATAGATTTAAATATGTCTTACAACAATATAAAGAAGAAACAGGGTTACACGAGCATACCTGGCCGGAGAAGTTCAAGTACGAAGAAATTAGAATTAAGCGTTATAGAATGGGTCGAGGGAATTTCTTGGATCATGTTGATGTCGGGAGTCTTGATTCTGCAATGCGTTTTCTTGTACTCTTTGTTTACCTTAATGATGTAGAAGAAGGTGGAGAAACAGAATTTCCAGATTTGGACTTGACTATTACGCCTGAGTGTGGTACAATGTTATTATTTCCTGCAACTTGGACATACTTGCATCGTGGAAACACACCAATATCTAACGACAAATTTATTTTAGGGAGTTATTTACACTATGTCTGAATATGAACCAGTAGAAACAGTCAAACATTCAATGGTAGTGCGAGAGGGTGATGAGTCTAAACTCAACGCTATTCGTATTGAAGAAGGTAAATTTAAAGGTTTAGTTTATCTTTACGAGGATGTTATGATGGGGGAAGAAACTAAAAGTGGGGGAATGAACCTTCATTTTACATTGAAGCCTGCACAATGGAAAAACAATAATCATTTGAAACACGAACAAGAATTTCATCAAATCGCAGGAGATATTCTTGTTTCATGTTTGGAAAAAGGACTAACTGAGGAGGAAGATTTTGAAATCATCTACAGAGACAATGATTCTAGCACATTTGATGAACAACGAAGCGTTCACAAGGAAAGTATTACCCTTTCTGAAGATTAAATATTTTGAGAGTAAAGAACATCAAGTAGTATTTGATGAGATAGATAAGTTTGTAGATAAATATAGTGAACTACCAACAAAAGAAGCTGTAGTTATACAGATTGATAAAAGAAATGATTTAAACGAGGAGTTATATAAAACAACTCAAGACTTAGTGAATGGATTATCACATGAGGAAACAGATCAAAAATGGTTGGTGGACACAACCGAACAGTACTGCAAAGATAGGGCCCTCCATCTTGCAGTTCTGGATGGAATTAGCATTATAGGTGGAAATGATAAAGATAGGAATACTACTGCTTTGCCTGATATTCTGTCTGATGCTCTTTCTGTTAGCTTTGATATGTCTGTTGGTCATGACTATGTTGATAATGCCGAAGATCGTTTTGCGTTTTATCATAAAAAAGAAGAACGAATTCCTTTCGATCTCAAGTACTTCAACGACATAACGAATGGTGGACTTCCTAATAAGACACTAAACATTATAATGTCTGGTACAGGAGTAGGTAAAACCCTATTCATGTGTCATCATGCAGCCAATGTTCTTATTAATGGATATGATGTTCTTTATATCACATTGGAGATGGCAGAGGAACGGATTGCAGAACGTATAGATGCAAACTTGATGGACTTGACTATCGATGAATTACATGACCTACCTAAGACCCTGTTTGAAAGTTCAGTAGATAAGATTAGAAAGAAAACTCAAGGTAAACTGATAATCAAGGAATATCCTACTGCATCTGCTCACTCAGGACACTTCAAGTCTCTAATCAAGGAGTTAAAGATTAAGAGACAATTCTCACCTAAAATTATTTTCATAGACTACTTAAACATTTGTGCATCTTCCAGATTCAGAGCAGGAGCAAATGTCGGTTCTTATTTCTATATTAAGGCTATTGCAGAGGAATTGCGAGGTTTTGCAGTTGAAGAAGATGTTCCTATAGTTTCTGCAACTCAGGTGAATAGAACTGGATTTACTGCTTCAGATTTTGGTCTGGAAGATACTAGTGAGAGTTTTGGATTACCAGCAACAGCTGACTTTATGTTTGCACTTATACAAACTGAAGAATTAGAAGGACTTAACCAAGTTCTGGTAAAACAACTCAAGAATCGATATAATGACCCTACTAAAAATAAGAAATTTATTCTAGGTATTGACAGACCTAAAATGAAATTATATGATGTGGAACAACAAGCTCAGGCAGACCTTGTTGATAGTGGTCAAGACATTCCAACTCAACAAGTAAATACAGACGATTGGAAGTTCTAATGTTATAAATACTATTTGAGAGGGTTTCAACTAGGAGAAGATTCTTTGAACCTTTTAGCTCTGATACTCTCTTTTTTTATATTAACATGGGAATTTGAAACAGCTTACCTTATTTGTCTACAATTCCCCCAATTTTATCAAAAAAATGCAATCATTTAAGTCTTATATTTCAGAAGATATTTTAACAGAAGCCAAAGGCCCGACTGGGGCACAATGGGAAAGTATTATTACACATCAATTAAATAAACTTCTTAAACAAGAAGATTCAGATCCAGCTGCAGTAAAAACTTCAAATAAATTTAAAGATTCTACAGATCCAAATTATCATAAAACAGGAAAAAAGATTGCTCAAAATTTTATAAGTAAATTTGGTGAAAATCTTATGACTACATATGGTAGTGGTGGTGGAAAGAAAAATTTGAGTCCAGAGTGGCAAGAATGGGGTGGAACTAATGGAACACCAAAAACAGATATGTACACTTCTGAATATAATATATCATTAAAAAAGAAAGGTGGTTCTCAATTAGCTTCTGGTGGTGCAGGAGAAAGTCTTGCAACATTTCAGGCAGCTTTAGAATATTTAGCAAAAGCCGAAAAAGGTTCAAAAAATATTACTATGATAATGGATAAAATTGAACAAAATTTTACAAAAGTGATGTTGGATCAATCTAAAACTGAAATTGCAAAAATATCAAAAGATCAAAAGAAAATAGATTCTTTAGACCCCAAAGATCAAAAAGAAATACAAAAATTTATTAGTACTGAGGCTTTTCATAAAGAACTTAATAAAGAATTAAAAGAAGTTTTAAAATTTGGAGAAAATAAAGACTTTATGGAATATTATGTTTTTGAAGCAATGTCTGGTTTAAAAAAGTTTGCAAATCAACAAGCTGTTGCAAGTGTATGTGTAACTTTTGATCCAGAAAAGGGTGGTATAGAAATGATTAATGTAACACCAGATGGTTCTTCTAAAGGATTAAATATTAATAGTCCTTCCATATCTAGTGAATTAAAAACAAAAGCAAGTAAAGTTAAAGTTTATTCTGCATGGAAATCCTCTAAAGGAAAACCATATTCAACTATAAGAATGAATAGTTACGATCCAACTGAAAAAGATTCAGTATCATTGATAGATTGTACTCTTGATAGTATAATTGGAGAAGTATTACAAAGTGATGAAATGGCTAATAAGGTACATAGAACATTAAATGAAGATTTAGTAATGTTAGATGAAATTGCAGTTCTTGGTAGAGTTTGGAATAAGATTAAAGGTATTGGTGGAAATGCATTAAAATGGTTAAAGGGATTTGTTGGAAAGGTAATGAAAAAAGTTAAAGCTGCATTTGAAAAGATTAAAAAATTAGGTGCTAAAATGTACGAAGGATTATTTAATTTTATGGGAATAGAAATATCTTCTGTGAAGGAAAAAGTACCAAGTGATTTACAAGGGTTTATTTATGGAACGGCTGATTAATGAAAACTTTTAAACAATACATTGCAGAAATTGGTGTAAATCCTTTTGCAATTCCAGGCAAACCAGCATGGACTGAAAGTTTGTCTACCATGTTGTTTGATTTGCAAGATGGTGGATTGAAAAATGTAATGATTCCATTATCTCCTGCAATAATGAGAAGGATATGGCCAAAACCAGTTCGTACTACAGTATTTCATTTGACTGATTTTGATGGACTTGAAAAATTGAAAAAAATGCAAGGTGGAAAAAGGTCGGTTTCCGCATTTTTTAATATTGACTCTATGGTTATCCAAACGGGCATTAAGTCTGAAGGTGGATATATTATAGAAATGGATGCGGATGTTCTTATTGCATCACAAGATGATATTTCAAGTCAACCAGATAAAACAGGAAGAAGGTGGGTAACATTCGCTTCACTTGTAAATTCTCCTACTAATCCTATGCCGGGCTTGGGTGGTGGTACAAAACTCAAGGGAATGGAAAAAGATATAGAGAGTTTATTAGTAGACATCATGACTAAAAACGATTTGGGGCCATACAAAAAAGGTTTGACCACTACAGAAATTAATAAAGGTTGGAAGTATCTTGGAAAATCAACTGGTGGAAAAGAAAAGTCATTAATTATCAAAGATTATCTGGATGGAATGGAAAAGGTTATGAAAAAACATTCCAAAACATTAGGAAAACTATTAACGGCCTATACTAAGAAAAGAATTCAAGATGAGGATCCAGATAGTGGGGA